ATAGAAACCCTAAAAAAGAAATCTTTACCGCAGTTAAAAGCAATTGCAGTAACACACTTTCACAAATTTATTCGCAACAGAGATCATGGGCAGCCATGCATTTCATGTGGCAAATATACTACGCTCCAAGCTGGACACTTCTATTCAGGAGGCAAGCATCCCACAGTAAGATTCGATGAAGACAATGTAAACGGTCAATGCATGCGCTGCAACTACTATTTCTCTGGTAACCTTCTCCCCTATCGTGACAACCTTATTAAAAAGATTGGTCAGGAAAGATTTGACAAGCTGACTATCAATGTTCAGATGTCAAAAAGAATAAGGTTTAAGTGGTCTAAGTTTTATTTAATAGAAATCATTGAAAAGTATAAAGCCTTAAACAGATGACAGCAAAAGAATGTTTAGAAGAGATTTCTAAAAATTACGACAAGATTCGAAAATATGTGTTCTGGGTAGAACACAAAAACTTCCCAAAGAATAAGAATAAATATTCACAAGATGCAACTCAGGAACTTTTTTTAAAACTTCATACCCTTCTTGAATACGAGGAGTCTGTTGAAAAAAGACTACAAATCGTAGACTCATATTCTAATCTAAAATCCTATAGTATATACAGGGTTGTCATTCAAATTATACAAAAATTTTATAAAAGGGATAAAAAATATGTTCCAATAGATTTCGAAAATATGACAAGATCAGATCGAGAAACATTTATAAAAAACTATACAAATTTATCAGTTGCCAATTCCAAAGAAAAAGAGATAAAACATACTAATCATATTTTATTAAAAGAAGTTGATTCTTTGGTTGAGTCTTTTTATTGGTTTGATCGAAAGCTTTATAGGCTCTATCTCTATGAGTTTAAAACACACAAGACAAGAATGAGTAAGGCTACCAAACTCTCAAGGTCTACGATTTACCGTACCGTTAAGAGATGCCAGGTTAAAATAAAATCACGATTAAATAAATCTTACTATGAAAAGTAAAGGGTTAGGAGATACGGTTAAAAAGATTGCTGAATTTTTAGGGATAGACAGACTAGCAAAAGAATACACAAAGGTAACAGGCAAAGATTGTGGCTGTGGTCGAAGGCAGACTATTTTAAACAACTGGCTAACATACACAGGATCACTTCGTGAGTGGGAGTTTGACTACCTAGACAACTTTTTTAAATCCTACAAAGGCAGCGCACTTGAAAGCTTTGATCAGAGGGACATGTTGCTCATGATTTCAAACAGGGTATTTAATAAAAAAGAAGGCCCATCTAATTGCAGCTCCTGTTTAAAAAATATGATTAACTCATTAAAATCTGAGTTTGATAAATATGAAAAGACAGGAGAAGATATATAAGCTTAAAAAACATCCTGATAATCCCAGGATAATTAAGGGCGTTAAATTCAAAAAGCTGGTCAAATCCATTCAGGAGTTTCCTGAGATGCTGGAGGTACGTCCCATAGTTGTAAATAAAGACTTAGTTGTCCTGGGTGGTAATATGAGATTAAAAGCAGGACAGGAAGCAGGACTGAAAGATATATGGATTGATCAGGTTGACTGGTCAGAAAAAAAACAGAGGGAGTTTGCTATAAAAGATAATTCTGGATTTGGTGAGTGGGATTGGGATGAACTCGCAAACAGTTGGGATGTTGACGAACTCAATGAGTGGGGATTGAATCTTCCCCCAATGTTTAAAGAGCCAGAACTAGATCAAGACAATGAAGACAAAAATAAAACCTGCAAGATTTGTGGAAAAGACATTTAACTATAGACCGCTTCCGAAAGGATTGACTATTCAGCACAGCCAAATAGATGGTCAAGGATTATTCGCAAAAAAGCTTTTTGGAGCTGGTGAATGTTTTGGTTTAACACATCAATTTTTAAATAAAAAACATGAATGGGTAAGGACACCGCTAGGAGGGTTTATAAATCACAGCGAAATGCCGAACTGTTTTATAAATAACGAAGTGGATCAAAGGGTACTATACTCTGTCAGGCCCATTAAAAAAAATGAGGAATTAACTGTTTATTATAGATTAGAAAATTATGGAAGATAGAGATTGGGAATTAACAGGAAGTCTTTACTGGGGAGTATTAATCGGCTTTAGAATTTACACGCATTGGGATAGAAAAGACTATGCTCTTTATTTCCCCTTTGTAAATTTTGCTTTAACAATATGGAGATGATAAAAGAGAAAAGAGTTGTTACTACAGAAATGATGGTTGACTATTATTTTGATGTGCTTACTCATGCAAAAAAACAAACACACAAAGAGTATGCAATTGCAATGATTGCTTTTCATAATGGGCAAAAATACCCAGACAAAAAAATAGCAGAAACTTTGATATAAATACAGCACAAATACAGCACAAAATGGCAAAAGAAGATATAGAAAAACATAGGTTTAAAAAGGGCCAATCTGGCAACCCAAAGGGCAGGCCAAAAAATGCAAGAAACAGAAGCACAATTGCAAAAGAAATTTTAAACATACTTTCTACTGGTGTTAATCCTTTGACAAGGGAGGAGGAAGAAATGAGCCAAGAACATTGGGTTTACTTATCCATGCTTAATAAATCAAGAAAAGGCGATGTCGCTGCTTCTAAGCTCATACTAGATTCAGCCTATGGACAAGCTAAGGAACAAATTGATCTTAACGCAGACGTGCCCAAAATGGACATAGATGAATTCTTTAAATGGAAGGACTAGGTGTTTTCAAGCAAATATAATTTAATAACTAGAAAAGATTATCGTTATGCAATAATTACAGGAGGTCGAGGCTCTGGCAAGTCTTACTTTATAGGTTCTTACATCCTCGGTTTGATCTGTAAAGAAGAAGGCCACACAGTTCTCTTCACACGCTATACTCTTCGATCGGCTGGTGTCTCGATTATTCCTGAATTTAAAGAAAAAATAGATCTGTTAGGGATCAATGACAAGTTCCACATTACCAGGGACGAAATAACCAATCTACATAATGGGAGCAAGATACTCTTCAGGGGGATCAAAACATCTAGCGGTGATCAGACTGCTAATCTTAAATCACTTCAGGGTGTAACCACTTGGGTTATGGAAGAGGCTGAAGAAATAGACGAAGAGTCGTTTGATAAAATTGACTTATCTGTCAGAGACAAAAACAAACAAAACAGGGTGATCCTAGTTCTTAACCCAAGCACAAAAGAACATTTTATTTACAAGCGTTTTTATCAAGATAGAGGCGTGCAAGCTGGAGCAAACTCACACAAGGGGAACTCCGTATATATGCACACCACGTACCTGGACAACATTGAACATCTTTCGGATAGCTACATTAGCCAAATTGAAGAGATGAAACAAAGAAGGCCACAGAGATTTAACGCTGTAATAAAAGGCAATTGGATCGACAAAGCTGAGGGAGTAATCTTTAACAATTGGAAGCTTGGAAAGTTTAGGGAAGTTTCTACTCCTGTTTTTGGTGCTGATTTTGGATTTTCCAATGACGAAAATACACTTGTAAAAACTAGCATAGACAAAAATAATAAGATCATATATGTAGAGCTGTGCTTTTATCTTCCAGGATTAACAACATCGCAACTCAGAGAGCTTTATAAAAAACACGCTGGTGATTTTCTTATTGTTGCAGACTCAGCAGAGCCAAGACTTATTCACGAACTCAGAACAACCTGCAATATTGTGCCAGCTATAAAAGGCCCAGGCAGCATTACTTATGGAATTGCTTTGCTTCAGGATTACGACCTGGTAATTGATGATAACCAAGGCAGCGCACCGCTTATAAAAGAGCTGAACAATTACTCCTGGCTGGAGAAGAAATCACAAACACCAAACGATAAATTTAATCATGCATTGGATAGCCTTCGGTACTCGGTATCCTATCAATTAAAGAATCCAACAGCAGGAGAGTATCACTTTATTTAATAATTCCTAGACCCAATAAATATTTAAAAATCATATAGTATATATAAGCATTTTGTAAATGAACACACAACGACTAAAAGTTCCGAATGATTTATCTGAGATCAGATTGTTAGATTATCAAAAGTTTGTAAAAATAGCAGAGAAGGATCAGGAGACAGATTTCCTACACAAGAAAATGATTGAAATTTTTTGTCACATAGAATTAAGTGATGTTGACAAATACGCATACAACTCAATAAGAAAAGTTGTTCAGGTTTTAACAGACATGTTTGATCAAAAGCCAAAACTAAAAACCACGCTTAAAATACATGATCAAGATTATGGGTTTATCCCAAAGTTAGATGACATGAGCTTTGGAGAATATGCAGACCTAGATTTACTGATTGCAGACTGGCAGACAATGGATCAAGCAATGGCAGTTTTATACAGGCCCATAACGAACAAGTTTAAAAACAAATACATCATTGAAGATTATAACTCAGACAAAACAGCTTACATGGGAAACATTACAATGGACTATGTATTTGGGTCGCTTTTTTTTTTGACAAATTTAAATCAAGAATTGTCGAAACATATCCTTCACTATTCAGCCAAGATGAGCAACAAATTGACACGAGCGCAGAAGGATCATTTCTTGAGCAATATGGATTCTGGTCATCCTTTTACGCAATTGCAAAAGGTGACTTATTAAAGTTTGATCGAGTGGCTAAATTAAATGTGAACTCATGCTTTACATATTTAAGCTTTGAAAAACAGAAAAACCAACTAGAATTAAAAAGAATTAAAAATGGTAGATAAGGAAAAAATGATCGATGACCTATATGATCGCAATCTCTTAAACGATGACGAAGAGATTATTCTATCAGATGGTTTTGAACAAGCATTTATTGGAATTAGTGCTGGCAGAAACAAGATCGCTATTTACGACTTCTGGAAGGCTTTGGATTGTCTGTTAAAGGAAGACGATACACTAGAGTTTAACGAAGCTTTAGAATGGCTTGAAGATTATACTAAGGAAAAGATAAAAAACATTGAAGAGCTGACCCCTATTTTTATTAAGACACTATGAACACATACTTTGAAATCATTGATGACCTGCAAGAAATTGCAATTGCAGAGCCTTTCATAAACACAGTAACCCAGGGAGACATCACAGACGTAGATTTAAACAAGTCGACAATCTTTCCGCTGTGTCATCTGTCAGTTACTAATGCATCGATTACTTCAAACCTGGTGACTTTAGATGTATCTGTTATACTTATGGACATCACAGATTTTTCAAAAGAAAACCCTTCAAGTGACATCAGAGGAAATAATAATGAAATGGACACCCTAAACACGCAGTTAAATGTTGCAAGTAGAATCCAGGCTACCATTTTAAGAAACTCAAACATAAGAGACACCTACCAGCTAGAAGGCCCATTTAGTTGTGAGCCATTTACGGAAAGGTTTGAGGCTAATTTGGGGGGTTGGTCAGTCACCTTTAGCATATCAATGAACAACTCAATGACTAGCTGCTAATGAATCCTAATGAAATGAAGTTTGTTAAACAAGGCCTAAACAAGTTTGCTAAGGCTGTAGTGCTTCAATCTAAAGGGAATTTAAGAGGAGGATCCGCCCTTGCAAAGTCTATTAAACAAAAAATTAATGTTGGAAAGAATTGGATCGAGATTGATTTCTTAATGAAGGAATACGGCCTGTATCAAGACAAAGGAGTTAAGGGAGCTATAAACCCATACAAAGGAAAGGATGGAGCAAAGCCTTATGAAAAGGGAAAGAAATACAGGTTTGGAACAAAGACTGGTAAAAAAGGAGGATTAACAAAAGGCATCCTAAAATGGGTCAAAGCCAGAAGATTTCAGTTTAGAGAAAAAAAAGCAAAAGGAAAACTAGGAAGGTTTATGTCTTATGAAACTACAGCCTTTTTAATTACCAGATCAATCTGGAGCAAAGGAATAAAACCCAGCTTATTTTTTACCAAGCCATTTGAGAAAGAATTTAAGAAGCTACCAAAACAACTATCCAAAGATTTTGCTTTAGATGTTAAAGCACTATTTAAGTTTTCAACTAAAAACATATCTAAATGAGTAAAATAAACGCTCGCTCGCCTTACTATTTAACATACGTTACACCAACAAAGCCAACTCCAGCACTTGATTGTACAAAGGTCAATTTATCAGATTACACAGTTGACACTAATGGAACAATAACACTTCCAACTTTAGATTATGGATATATCGATTCCTTTACAAGCACAGCTTCAGATTTTGCTAATGATAAATTTGCACCTGTAGGATCGTCAACAACTAGAACAGTAACATTTAAAATAATTATACCTAACGGTTTCTCGAACTCACAAAGCAATTCAGGAGTAGGTCATATATTATGTAATAAAACATCGGT